GGTTCCGGCGGCGACGGCCGTCTCGATCAGGTAGTCCTTCCACTGCTTGGTGGCAACGTTGGCGAGGTTGAGCGACTTGTAGTCGGTCGTCGTCAGGAAGCCACCCGCGAGGGACTGGGACAGGTTGTACATGGCGATCGATGCGGCGCCCGCGCCCTGACCGGCGAGTGCGGTCATGTTGGCAATACCCTTGATGGCCGGGACGGCACTCTCGAGGGAGATGCCTGCGTTCACGAACTTCGCCAGAGCCCCAGTCATGTCACTGAGGTTGTAGATGGTTTGGTCGGCGTACGTGTCTAGCTGCTTGAAGTACTTGTTCACGACCTCCATGCTTCTGCCCGTCGAGTTCATGACGGTCTGGACCGAGGTCAGCTTCTCATTGTAGTCAGAGAATCCGTTTCCGATCGGTCCCACAGTCAGTGACTTCACAAGTGTCAAGCCAGCATTGACCGCCTTGTTGGCGATCGTTGCCAGTGCTGTCACACCAATCACCGACAGAGCGGAGAAGCGCGATGCCAGGTTGTCGACATCCTTCGGTGCAGAGTCCGGGATGAGGTTCTTGGCCGCCGCAGCGACACCAACGAGGCCCTTGGCCGCGTCAGTCAGCCTGAGCTTGCTCGTGAGCTCGCCGAGGGTGCTAAGCGAACGCTTAGCGTTGGACTCGAAGTCCTTGTTGTTCAGCTTCATCTCGACGACGCGCTCTTCAATACTCTTGCTCATGCTGATGTCACCGCCTTCCAGGCCTTGTCTGCGATCTGGTCAAAGATCGGCTTGAGTGCAGGGTTGATGTAGTCCTTACCTTCGACCCAGCCACCAGTACCGGTGCCGTGGCCGTACTGAAGCATCACTGCCACAGGGAATCCGTTCTCGATGTTGGAGTTCGACCACGCGATCGTCCAGCCACTGCGGGTCTGGATAACTTCGCAGTACCAGGACTCTGCGGCGATGCCGGAGGCCCGTGGAGTTGCAGCGGAGAGAGCTCTCACACCAGCTTGTCCACAGGACTCCAGCACCGCACGGACGTTCTGCTTTGTAGCATTCCTTAGAAATGACTCCGTCTTGTTGAAGGAGCCGCGGGAGGTGAAGCTAACGTCCACGTTTTGGCTCCTTTCGGGGTTACTGGAGGCCGGTCAGCTTGCGAGCGATGGTCGGCATGTTTCACCTAGTTCAGGCTGTAGGAAATCGCAGAAAGCTCCAGGGTTGTGGTCCCTGAAGTATATGGTGTCTTGAAGTGTGCCATACCTCTCCGCAGGCTCGCCTCGGCTCCCTGTCCCCGCCGTGCCCGGACATGACAAAAGCACCCCCGACTCCACGTGGGAGCCGGGGGCGCGGTGGTGTGCTGGGTTGGGTCAGGTTGCGTCGGTCCCGACGTCAGCCGACGACAGGTCGCCGGTCCGTCGACGAATTAGTGGTTACGCCTTTGCGCTTACCCCACTTCATACCTTTAACGCCGAAATGTTGCAGAACGGCTTCTTCTGTAGTTAGCATTTCACCTCCATTAAGCTAGTTGATAGATGCCTGAACTTCCGGCATAGGAAAGCCCAATCGCATTATTCGATGAAGTTCCTGTTGAGTGATAGATAAGCATCGCTAGGAATACACTGGACGTGGGAAGATCCGTTGTAATTACTCCCGTGATGATATCTGGAGCGCCGAAGGCAAATCTTGTAGCACGCCACCTAACAGTCCCCTCCGATGGGTTCGAGGACAGTTCCAATTTGTACAGAGAGGCCGTGTCAACCGTTGGGCGCGCCCAACCAGTATCGACCTTTGTCGCTGTTCCAGAGCCATCATTGTGCATGATTTGAATGTTCGCATCATCAGAGTCGTACCCAAAACCGATAATCGACAGAAGCGATGAAGGATTCACATCTGTTGGCGGCGCAGCACTTCCTCGCACACCCATAAAAAAACGAGATGTCGCAATCGTTGTTCCAGTGTCTGGGCCAGCCGTCATTTCGATTTTAAACCCGCCACTACCGTCGGTATCAACGGGGCCTATTCCAACAACCGCATGTCTAATCGATGCAATTGCATTTGCTGCGGGACTGGTTATCCTATATCTGGTATGCACGTATTTCTGCAGCACAGGAGACATGGCCAGTGCACCACCAGCTGTGGCTGTGCCAAGCAGCGACACAGCAGTGCCATAACCCGATGGCGCGCTCATGTTTGGAATTGGGTTATACGCCCAGTGTTTTGAATCCATTCGGAAGGGGTCAGCACCGCCTAACGCTGCGATCTCAGCTCGTACAGCGTTAAATTCTTCCGCCACTCTTGTGGCAAGTAATGATACTCGGCTAGCCAACGTCATGACTAGACCAATCCGGCGTTAAACACCGCAACATAATTCGTATCAACCGGGCCAACACTTGCGGAGTAGTCGATAAACGCTTGGAGAGCAACCGCCTGGATGTTGGTTCGCGCGTTAAGTTGCTGAGTTGCGTTTAGTCCTTGCGTATCAACATCGACCCGAACTCGATTGCCCAAAGCCGTTGTCATTGTAGTTGCAAAGTTTGGATCTGAACCGAGCGCTAGGGCCAACTCATTCAGGGTATCCAAGGCGGTGCCGGCACCGCCAACTAGCGTGTTAACCGCCGTTGAAATTTCGCCATTTGTTTTCGAGCTCGACCAAACAGAATCAAGAGCGGTTGTTGCGTCGTTAATCGCGACGACATCGCCGAAATTTGCATCGATTTCATTGATTGCCGCGACCAAATTCGACTTGGCGGTCGTAGTAAGTGCTGACAAATCAGCAGCGTTTCCGTTAATCATCGTACGAAGGGTTTTAACCTCGGTGGCAATACGAGTTGCCAAGTTACTAACGTTTGTAGAAAGACTCATTAGACTAATCCATTCTCGAAAAGTAGTGTTAAACTGGCAATATCGTCATACGTGGGCTTGCCGGTCAGGTCCGCGTATGCGCCCGTGGTGGCGACGGTGGCGAGGTCGGCAGGCTGGGTGGCGCTGTCTGCGAGGATGCCCTGCGCGGCGGTGGCGAAGTCGCCCACGTCGGCAGCGGCAGCCGTGCCTGCGTCGGTGACGTCGGACAGGGGGTGCGTGTGCGCCGGTGCCGCGAACGAGCCACGGGTGCCGTCGGCCAAGGCGTACAGCCCGTGGTCATCATCCCCGAGTCCGGTGAGTGCTCCGTGGTCGGTGACTCCGCTGCCTGCCTCGAGGATGGTGAGTCGCCCGTTGAGCTCGGCATACTCCGAGGGGGTGAGGACTGGCCCACCGGGGGGCATGGCCGTGGTCAGGTCGAGCGGGGCGGCCTCGGTGTGCCCGGTCGTGACCTCGATGTCGTGGGACGGGATCGTGGCCCGCGGGTGGGAGTAGGTGACCTTGTAGGTGCCGGTGACGAGCCAGACGCCGCGTGCTGCCTGCCTGTCGATGAGGTAGCCGTTCGCGTCAACCCCGCACGGGATGGGCTGCTTGACGACGGTCGCCGGAGTCGGGGAGGCGACCTTGAGGATGGTGTTGGCGGGGGTGAGCGTGACGGTCATGCCGTCAGCGGGCACCGGGTCCGGCATCCGGCCCGCGTCGGAGCGGTCACCGATGGCGAGGATGATGCGACCGTCGACGTACCCGTAGGTGAGGTCCGGGGGTGGGGTGACGTTGGTTGGCGTCTCGGTCACGGATGCTCCTTTCTAGAGCGACTGAAGTCTGTATGTGTCTCCACTGATCATCACGGCCGACGGCCAAGTGATCTCGAAGGTTCCGTCAGGGTTGACAGTGATCGCATCGTCAGGTCCGATGGCCGTCTACGTCCCATCACCGTTGTCGATGACACGGAAGTGGGAATTGGCCTCGAATATGTCGAAGACCTCGAGCGGAGACGGCAACCTGGCTTCAGCTTCATCACCTCCGTACAGGACCTTCTCAAACGCTGCGATCGTCTCGGGATATGCCACTTCGGTGTCGATGATGAAGTGGGACACGATCATCCCATCTGGTCCGAGCTCGCCACGAGTCGTGAGAAGCCATTGGAATGGATAGGTTTCGTCGTAGACGTAGTTGCTGCCCGCGGGGGAGGCAATCGCGTTGTAGACGAGGTGGATCTTGTAGCCTTCTCGGCTCTGCGTACGATATGACAGCCCGAAGTGGGTTCGTCGAATCGGCTCAACGAGACCGGGACTGAAGCTTGTGGGGTAGGTGAACGCCGAAACAGTTGCCGAGAACTCGCCGAGACGGCGTCGATTTCCGATTCGCTTCCCGTCGAGGTAGCGAGGCCGATCATCTGCCTCGGAAGGAGACTCTTCCACTGACACAAGGCCGTTCCAAACCTGTCCGGGACCGTTGAGAGGGTAGAACACCCCGCGGTCGACGCCAGCCTCGTAGTCGCGGGCAGCGATGTCGTCCCAAATGAGCTTGGACATGTGAAAGAGCCTCCTTCCTGAGGGCTAGTTCCAGTCGTGCATGGACGACGTGGAGAGATTTGCCAGCCAACTACGGGCTGTTACTCTGGAACATCGTCACCAGTTCGGAGACCAGCGGCATGCGGGCCGAGTTGATCTCGGTCCCGTAGAGGATGTCCTCGACGTCAGCCAGAAGGCCGCTCGGGGTTTCACGGGAGTCGATGACGAAGTGCGAGGTCGCCTTGTAGTTGGAGAGGGACGGCGGAAGCGTCGTGATCGCCCAGCTAAGCCGGGAAGCCTCCGTCGAGTCTCCGATTGAGCCATTCGTCCGCTGCGCCGGGCCAGCCAGCGCGTTGTAGACGAGGTGGATCTTGTAGCCGAACTCAGCCCCCTCGATGGGGTTTCCGATTAGAGTTCGGTAGCTGAAGTTGAAGGCCTGGCGAGGCTGCTGCGTCGCGATCAGGCCGTTCTGGATCGAGCGACTCCCGTCACAAGGTCCGAACTCCTTCGGGGCCGCAAAAGCCTCGATGGTTGCCTTGAACTCCTCGGAGGAGGCGATGTTGCGGAACTTGCGTCCGTCGATGTAGGCCGGCTTGGGGTCGCCGCCAGTGGGAGTTTCGTTGACGGATGTGAGGCCGTTCCACGGAACGCCGATCCCGTCACCGGTGTAGAGGACGCCGTGGTCGACGCCGGTCTCGAAGAAGCGCTCAGCAACAACGCCCCAGTTCAGTCGTGCCATTCCGTGTCACCTCCTATCCGTTTGAGCCGTACTGTGCACGGCGCTGTTCATTGATCTCACGATGCCTTTGGGCGAGCTCGCGGCGGCTCATCTTCTTGGGTGGCTGGTTCTTGGCGTTGCAGACCTTGACCAGGGTCAAGAACCGGTTGAGGTGCCAGTGTTGGGCCTCCCACGGGATCTGCAAAGCGACCATCCAGTAGTACATGAGCTCGTTGGTGATGATCTCCCGGTTTGGAGGGCTGTTCTTCTCCTCCGAGAACCAGGTTGCGGTCATCTTGGCCGCGATGTAGTCGTTGATGTCCTCGAGGTTCTTCTTGGTGATCTTGGACCAGACCTCGTTGGGGACTTCCGGGGTCATAGCCATGCACTTGATGTAGTACGCCGTCTCTTCCGCGTTCTTGTCGTCGGAAGTGAGGAACGGCTTCTCGTACTTCATCTCCCATTTTGAAAGGGAGGCCAGAGAGTGCTCCAGTTCCAGCTGAAAGAACTCAGTCTCGACAAACTTCTGTGTCAAGTTGTCGAAACCTTCGACAAGTGGAACGTTGATTACTAGCACTCTCCGGCCTCCTTTCGGTTGTTGACCTCAGTCAGTTGACTGGGATCAGGGGACGTTGGTGAACATCGCGATGACGTCCTCCGGCAGCGGCAGCTCCGGATCCGTGGCGGCGTCGCCGTAGAGCAGGAGCTCGAGAGCCGCGAGATCGGCCGGCGCGACCGCGGTGGAGTCGATGACCATCAAGGCGGTCGGCTTGAAGCCGGGGACCGCGACGGGGGTCGTCGTGAACTCCCACGAGAGCGTCGTCGCCTCGGGGGAGTCGTTCACCGTGGAGTAGGCCTTCTCGGACGGCGCGGCCTGCGCACCCCACACGAGGTGGAGCTTGTAGCCCTCGTCGGGATCGAGGGCCGTCCCGATCTTGGTGCGGTAGGCGAGCCCGAACGGCTTCCGGGTCTGCTGACCCAGGTAGACGCCCTTCTTCGGGGCCGCCGTGCCGTCGTGCTGACCGAACTCCAGCGGGGACATGAAGGCCTCGATGGTGCCGCCGAACTCCTCAGC